TGGTGCTGAGTGGTGCCCATCAACTTCAAACAGTGCATGTGTAACCAGGTTGCGGCGTTGGCAACGCGCATCCTTTTGAACCTCCCGCCCGTGGACCCGGCAATGGCTGTGTATGCGATGGTGGTGCGTGAGGCGTACGCTGTCACTGATCGACATCTTGCGGTGATGTCGATTCGTGAATATGTGGATCGTTTCCCGCCCCGCCGTCGCGCGCAGTTCAGAGCTTATCTTGCGCGCAACCCAGACGTCTATCACGACGCAGCTCGAGAGAACCAGGCGGCAGAGCGCCGCGGGTACAATCGAATTGAGTCGATGGTGAAGTCGAATGAGAACGTGGCGGAGATCGAGGGTAAAGTTGTGAAACCTCGAGTGATTCTCACGCCTGATCTCGGGGTTCTCATGGCACTGGGGCCGTTGGTGTTGGCGCTTCAAGAGAAGATGAAGCAAATCCACAGCGGCTTTAATGTCCTGCGCCTCAATGGTCACGAATTTCGGTTGGTGACCGCGTGTGGGCGAACGGGCGATGAGTTGATGCGTATCATCAATGCACAAAAAGAGGATTATGTGCAGTGGGTGATCGCAGATATGTCTCGCTTCGACCGCACACATCGCGATCCGGTGTTGACGTCGTTCCCGCGTTGGGCGATGCGCACGTTTACCGGTGGCTCTGCCGCCGCTCGAACGTTGTTTCGCAAGTTCTCGCAGCGACCGATGTCGATCGATTTTCGTGACCGTACCAATGACACTCTCGTGAGGTTTCGCGAGGTGTTTGGCGAATGCCTGGAGTCGTTCATGCCAACGGGAATTTCATATACCTCGTTGGTTAACACTGATGATGAGCTGGTTGTGTCGATCAACGCTTTGTCTCAGGGGCCCGCGGCCAAGTGGCTGGTCGTGGGCATGGGCGATGACTTGTTTTGCCTTGCAACAGCGTCGGCGCGCGTGGATGTGCCTCTAGTGGAGGAGGTTTACACACGCGCCGGTTGGAGCGCGAAGATGGAGACAGGCGTGTTTCAGGGCACGGCGATGATGCGAGCCACTTTTTGTGGGCTCCGCGCTACGCCGAGCTCGAAGAGCCCGTCGCGTTGGACATTCGCGCCCATGCTGGGTCGTGTGGTGTACAAGTTGACATATTGCTACAGCGCCGTGCGCCTCTCGTCGAGTGAGGCATCGCGACGTTTGAGTGAGAAAGTCAGCGCGTACTACGACTCGTCTCGCGTTGTACCCGGTTTGCGAGAGTTGGTGGACGGTTTGGTGGCGCGTGTTGGTTTGACGACGGATCCTGAGGCTGATGAGTCTGACTCTCACCCAGACCGTCACAAACATTACGCGTCGCTGCGGACGCCACACTACTCGCAGGCGGATTTGGATTTGTGGCTCGAATACTACGGTATCTCAGCCGAGTTGTTCCAAAACTTCACGCAGTACTGCAATCTGG